GCGATGGCGGATTCTCAGCTCGACTCGCAATCGCTCCAACGGATCGTGGCGCTCGACGCGACAGCGCAAGCAGCGATGGCGGAGGTGATGCGCGACGAGGGCCGGAGAGCCTCGCCCGCCGCGATAGCAGCGGCGCAGGCTGCGCTGTCGGATCTCCTGGACTATCTCGCGGGCCTCCCGAAATGACCGGCCTGGACGGCGCTGTCGCCTTCACAGTGCGACAGGAAGGGTCGGAACTCGACTTGACGCCCAGCGACCCAGGCAACTGGACCGGCGGCGCTGTCGGGCGCGGCTCGCTGCGGGGCTCGCGCTTTGGCATCAGCTCGGCGAGTCATCCGGGCGTCAATGTCCGCACGCTGACGCTCGCTGGCGCGCGGGCAATCTACCGCTCGCATTACTGGCAGCCGATCGCGGGCGACGCGCTGCCGCCTGGGCTCGAGGTTTTGCTTTTTGACAGCTCTGTCCATCACGGATGGCCGCGGGCTGTCCGCTGGCTGCAAGCCGCCATAGGTGCAAGCGAGCGTGGCGGGCAGGTCGGCCCGGTGACGCTGGCCGCGCTCAATTCCGCAATCGAGCGCGAGGGCGCCGCGGTCATCGCTGCAAAAGTCCTGTCCGCGCGGGAGGCTTTCTTGAGGGCCTCGCCCGCGTGGCGGCGCTTCGGCCGCGGTTGGGCGCGGAGGCTCTGCGCGCTGCGGCAGCAGCTCGGGCGCATGCCGGAGGAACAGGCGCAGCGGCTCTCCGCGCTCGCGCCTGGGCGGGCCGCCTGGACGCCAGAGCGTTGGGCTGACAATGGCAGCCATTGACGACGTGTTTTCGATTGTCGTCGGCCACGAGGGAGGGTTTTCCGTCACCCCGGCTGATGCAGGCGATTGGGAGGGCGGAGTCTGCGGCGGCGGCGGCGTGCCGGGCGGCGGCGGTAAGTGCCTGGGAACAGCCTGGGGTGTTTCGACCGCGGCTTATCCGACCGATTGCCGCAAGCTGCCCGCGGTTCTACAGCGGTCAATGCCTCCGCTGGTCCGCGATTTGACGCTGACCCAGGCCAAAGAATTGTTTCGGTATAATTATTGGCTGCCGATGCAGGCAAACACAATGCCCGCGCCGCTCAGCTTGATTGTTACTGATGCAGCCTTCAACAACGGGACAGGCCGGGCGACGCAGTGGTTGCAGCAGGCAGTCGGCGCCGCGGTGGATGGCGCGATCGGCCCTCTCACCATGGGCGCGCTCTCCCGCGCGCTTACCGCAAGCGGGCCTGAGCATATCGCCATCGAAATCATGGCAAGGCGAACCACCTTCATGGCGGCGCTTCCGAAATGGCCGGTGTTCGGCCTGGGATGGTCGCGGCGTTTGTCCGCGCTGCCATATGAGGCAATGCGCCTCGCTGCGGCCGGAACATGAGCGAGTTTCTCGGCAAGGTCGCGGCCGGCGCGGCGCTCGGCTCCGCGCTCGGGCCTGTCGGCGCCGGGGCCGGAGCTGCGGCGGCAATCGTCGTCGAGCTGGCCGATGCGACCGGGCTCAGCAGGTGGCTGTTCGGGCCGGGCGCGGCCGAGACAAGGGCCGCGGTCGCCCAGGCGGTCGAAGCCGCGACAGGCACGGCGGAGCCGGCCGCCCAGGCGGCGGCGCTGGCGGGCGATCCGGCAGCAGCGGCCCGGCTGCGCGAGGCCCTCGCGCGCATTGCCGCGCAGCGTGAGACCGAGCGCGACGCGGCCCAGCTCGACGCGCTGCGGGCGGCGCTCGCCGACACTCAGAGCGCGCGGGCGCAGACGCTCGACCTCGCGCGCGCCGGAAGCGCCCTCGCCTGGGGTGCGCCGATCGTCAGCGTCATTACCTTGCTGAGCTATGGCATCATCAGCACGCTTGCGGTTTGGCTGACATCGCGCGGGGATCTCCCGCCGAATGCTGTCGCGGTGCTGTCGCTGGTGCTGGGAGCTGCAAGCAGCATGGCGGCGGCGGTTGTCAGTTATTGGGTCGGCTCGTCCGCAGGCTCCGCAAAAAAGTCAGAGCAGCTCGAAAGAATGACGACGCCGCCGAAATAACCCAGACGTGGAAAGGGCACCTTGCGATGCCCTTTCACCCCTGCCCTGCCGCGCCTGACCGGGCCGCACCCCGCCGCGCAATGCCAGTCCCGGCCGTGCCGTGCGCTACCGTGCCGCGCCTTATTGCAACAATGCACATGGAAAGGGCGCCCGTCGAGAGCGCCCTTTCACCCTTGCCCTGCCATACCAGACGCATGCCGCACCCTACCGAGCCAAGCCCCGCCGATCCGAGCCGTGCACCGCCAGAATCGAAACCGTACATGCGGAGGGCGCACCTGTGAAGATGCGCCCTCTCCCAAGCCCAGCCCTGCCGAGCCTGTCCATTCCTAGCCCGGCCGGTCCTCGCCTGACCATTCCATGTCCGGTCATACCGAGAGCCCGACAATGGACATGGAAAGGGCGCCCGTAAAGACGCCCTTTCACCCTTGCCATGCCTAACCCGTCCGCGCCATACCGGGCCACACGAGGCCGAGCCTTTCCCCGCCAAACACTGCGTTGCGCTGCCGGACCCAGAATCAGACTGTACATGCGGAGGGCGGAGCCCGAAAGCTCCGCCCTCTCCCATGCCGAGCCCCACCGCACCCCGCCATGCACTACCGTACACTGCGATGCCTACTCCAAACCGAGCCGCGCCGAGATGCACACTGTACAGGCGGAGGGCGCACCCCGAAAGATGCGCCCTCACCCATGCCCTGCCGATCCTCGCCGAGCCACTCCGAGCCGCACCCTGCCGAGCCGTACTCTGCCCGGCCCTACCGTGCCGTCTGATAAGCCTAGTTCCTCGGCCGCCCTTTGGCTACCTTCGCCACATCCGGAGCTTTTTCCGGAGCTTTCGGCGCCGCCTCGTTTATCTTTTCGACGGTGAAGCGGCCGAACCTGGGCCGCCAATCTCCGATTCCGATTTGCTCGCCTGCCGTGACCAAAAACGATTCAATGTCAGCCTCATTCAACAGGCTCGGCAGGAACCGCACGGTGATGTCCGCACTCCAATCGTCGAACCTGGGCCGCGTCCGCATGACGCGCGATGTTGTGACCCTCGCCGAAATCCGCAGGCGGAAGCTCTCATCTTTCCAGAGGGCATCCGGGCTCCGCGGCCCTTTGTAGAGCAGCGGCGAGTTGCTCTCGACCAGCAGGCCAGCCTTTGCGGCCGGGCCGCGCTTTTCCTTCATGGCGCCTTTGATTAGGACAGCCTCTATCATCTCGGCAGGCAGGCAGGGCTCGCCATTCATCAGGTAGAGCCCGCCCATGAATTCGCGCCTTTCGATTTCCCTATGGTCTGCCTCAACTTTTTTTCGTTTTGATGTAAGGGCGGCAATGCTCTGTGAAAACTGGTTGAGCGGGTCTGCAAGTTGTCCGTTGTGCATAAGCAACGGTGCGGCGCCCGTGATCCGAAAGCTCAGGGGCTTGTATGCGGACATTCTCAACCTCGACTGCTGGGGTTATCCTCGCGACATCGGCGACCACAATTTTCACGAGGGCGTACCGCTCCGCCCGCTGGCGGTTCGTAATCAAGTCATGACAGGGTGTGCAAAGGGTGGTCAGAGCGTCGAGACAATCGAGACTCCACCTATTGGCGGGCGGATACCGACGATGATGAACCTCAAGGCTATCGTCCGAATCGCAAAGGCGACAGCGGCGCCCGTCGCGCTTCAAGGCTTTCTCCCTGAGCCGCGCCCACGCTGCCGACGCAATATACTGGTCGTAATTCAACCTTCCCGATCCCACCCCTTAGAGAGCAACGGTCGCCGATAATGGGCAACAATGCAAGGGTGCCTTGCTCTATTTCCGCCGCGCAGTGCCGGGCGGCGCGAGCCATGTTGAACTGGACAAGGGAGCAGCTTGCAGAGCGCAGCGGCGTTTCGCTGAGAGCCTTGAATGATTTTGAAACCGGCGCCCGCGTGCCGCGCGCTTCAACAGTTGCGCCGCTGCTCTCGACTTTTGGAAAGGCCGGAATCGGGTTCATCTTTATTCATGATGCGGAGGGCGGTGTCATTATGATAGTTGAGACAAAATTCACCGCCAAATAAAGGCCGCGCCTTTACAGGAGTCGAAGTGCTCACCATCGTTCTTATCATTGCCGTGGTTCTGCTGCTCGGCGGCGGAGGCTATGCCGCGCGGGACAGGCTCGCGACCGTGCCGCTCGGCCCGGTGCTGATGGTCGTTCTCGTCGTGATGGTCTTCATTCTTTTGCTCCGGCCGAGCCTGTTCTACCTCTAGGCCCGGCCGATGCGCACGCCGGCTCAGATCGCAGCGCGCAAGGCGCTTTGGTATCAGGTCAACAAAACGACCATCACTCCGCAGCAGCAATCCTACCAGCAGTCACATCCGAAGCAGACCGCCGCGACGAAGCGCCGCTATTACCTCGCGCACAGGGCCGAGTGCATTGCGCGGTCGCAAGCCTGCGCCGCACGCGCAAAGACCGAAAAAAGCGACAGCTGACTGTTTTGCACAAAACAGAAACAGGACATGCCTGAAACCCCCGCCCTTTCGCCGACCTTTCGAGGGGGGTGGCGGAACGGAGGCGGAACGCGGCCGGGCGCCTGCTCAAGCGCCCGGCCGCCCAGGCTCAGGCGCCGTCGAGCAACGCCCAGGCGACGCACCGCTCAAGGTCGCCGGCCTGCATCAGAACATCAGGCGTCGCTATCAGCTCGACGACGTTTTCGTGGTCAAGCCACGCGGCGAGCCATGGCACCCCCCGCGGCCGACGAAGGACAACCCCGCCCTCCAACGGCTGTCCGCTCGCGTCCTCCCAGAGCTGGTCGGACAGCTCAGGGAGGCGGCAGAGCCAACATCGGACCACCCGGCGCCCGCTATGCAGAGCGTCGAACACCCAGCCCCCAGGCCCGGCGGCGTCGCGGCCGGGGGCGTCGGGCAGGATTGTCTCGACCGTCACCGACCACCCCGCCCAGAGGTCGCCCCCGGCCGCGATGCAGCGCGCGACCTTCGACGGGATGCCCGGCCCGACCTCGCTGCGGCGGGACATCCGCGTCGCACCGGTGGTCAGGGTGATATGCTCGAAAGCCTGGGCGCGACTCATGCCAGCGGCCCCGGCTTCCTATCCGCTTGCGATCCGCTTGCAGGCGGATAGGAAGCCGGGCGGATCGCAAGCGGACGCCCTTCCGCATCCGGGGGCAGCAGCGCAAGCAAGGCCCGATTGAGCGGCCCGGCGACCTTGTCCGCAACCGGCTTGCCGCGGGCCTGGGCGAGCTGGGCGGCGGCTGCGATAGCCCGCTCGACCATTGCCAGCGCATCCGCTTGCGGGCGGGCCGCGCCATTCGTCGGCCCGCTTGCAGGCGGATCGGAAGCGGGCAGGCTCAGGTATTGCTCGATTGCGGCCGACACCAGCTCACCCACGAACATGCGCCTTTCCTCGGCCGCCTTGACTGCCGCGTCGCGGATGCGCGTCGGCATATCGTTGATACTCCACTTTTTTTTGCCCTCGCCCGCCTCTGATTCCGAAATGTCAGACATCGCCCGCCTCCAGTCCGTTTGCAGGCGGATTCTGGCAGACTCCGTGCGGATCGTAAACAGATTGCAGGCGGAAAGCTGGCGGAAAGCAGCCGGAAGGCAGGCGGAAAGCGGCCCGATCGACCCGGCCGAGCGGGTGCCGGGCGCCTGGCTAAATTCACCCGCGGCTGGTGTCGCGCTCGTCGCGCATGGCGCGCTGCACTTCCGGGTCAGCGGTATTGTTCCAGTCGCGCGAGTTGTCCACCTCCCTGATGGCGACGCGGGCCGCGCCCTGCCGGAGCCACGCCGCCCGGATCGCTTCCGCCTCCGCTCGGGTGTGGGCCGGCTGCGCCTTCGCCCCCAGGCTGCCGGGGCCTGACAGGCAATGCACAACGAACCTCACAACTCGCTTTCCTCGCAGGGCTCGTACGCGCCTTCCGGCAGCTCCCACTTCGGCAGGCCGAGAGCCTCGCGGTGGGTGTTGAGCCAGTCGAAGCAGGCCGGGCAGATCGGTTCCTTTTCCCCGGTCACCGCGCTACTTGAGGGCACGCGCACCGGGTTGAATCCGAAGGGCTGTCGGCAGCGGACGCATGGGGCGTAGGCGAGCGCGTAACCCGTCATGAGAACCGCCCGGCCCGCAGCTCGGCAAGCAGCTCGGCCGCGGGGGCGAAAGCGAGCCGCTCCACCTTCGCAGCGGCGTCGGCCCATATCAGCCGCATGTCGCCCTCGTCGGCGCCGGTGCTCATCAGCAGGCGCAGCACGCCCGCCATTGTCAGCGACAACGATATGATGGTTTCCGGTCCGTCGTTCTCGGTTGTCTCGCTCGCCAGCCTTTCGAGCACGGCATCTATCGCCCCGGCAATCAGAGCCTCGTCGCCTGCAAGCAGGCCCTCCGGTGTCTGCGCCTGGGCGAGCTTCGCCCGCGATTCCTCTATCTGCTGCCGCAGCTCATCCGGCGTCGAGAACGCCGCTTCCTCGGCCACGCGGCTCACCCAGCGGACATGCTCGCGCGCCTCGTCCTCGCTCTGCCCGCGGCGCAGCCTGTCGTGGGTGTCGGCAATCAGCATCGTCACAAGCGCGCAGAGCCCCGCGCCTTCCTCCGCCGGGTTGTATCCGACATGGCGCACCGCGCGATGCAGGGCGCGCGAATGCCGGTGCAGCCGCTCCGGCGCTTCGGCCTTTGTTCCGAAATCAATCATTGCCTCCCTCCATTGGGTAGAGCTTGTCTGCGGTCAGCTTCGCCTCGCGCTCGCTGGCAAGGGCCGCGCCGCAGCACGGGCAGAACATGATCGGGAACCGGCCCAGCGCGACGACGATCCAACGCTCGCCGCCATCCGTGGCCGTGACCGGGGCGCATGCGACCGTCACGCCATCGGCCCGGCGGAGGCCCTTCCAGCCCGGAAGCTCGCTCATCAAACCTTGCCTCCCTCCATTGGGAAATGTTTGCCTGATGCACGATAACCATAATTACCTTGCATCGTTCCGTGCATGCGATCGTATACAAAGCGGATTATCGCGGGGAAGCATCCCGCCGCCTTATTCCGGTGCAAGTCGGGCTCAGCCTCGGTCATACGTCCACCTTGTACTGCGCTGGTGCCGGCTCATGTCCCGCCTGCGGCTCGCCGCGGACATGCGGCGACCACCACCACACGCCGGTCTTGCGGATCTTGAAGTGCCCGCGGACAACATGCGCGCGCGAGGGATGGCGCGGGTCGGTTCCGGAATCCGTAGCGCGGGCCTGCATCGCTCGCGACAGCTTGACCCGTATCGTCGTGGTATCCATCAGCGGCGGCTTGCCGCTTTTGGCGCGCGCCCGATTGAGACGCTCCGGCGCCGGCCGATATTCCCGCTCGACCATGTTGCGGCTGTTGAGGACCATCAGCACACACCGGAGTATGTCGGGCTCGCCTTCAATGTCGCTCATAGATGCTTCCATGAGCTTTCGGTATCCGGCCTCGCCGCAGATCCGCAGCGCCGAAATCCAATGAGGCGACTCCACAAGCCCGAACCGAAGGTGGTCCGCGACCAGCGACTCATCGCTGGCGCGGCGGATGTCGGGCCGGCTGCCGAACTCCGCGCGAATGCCGGCCGCGATGTCATCAGGCGGCCGGCGGCGCCGCAGATCGGCGAGCGGCCCCGGCTCGTCGCGCCAATCGAATGTGACGCGGAGCGGGCAGACATTGACGCCGCCCGTCCATGCCTCGTCTTGCACCCAGGCGAAGTCCATCGACCCGCGCTGGCAGCTCTCGTCGACCAACACCAACGCGCCCAGGCGCCGCGGCGCCGGCCGATCGGCGCTGGCATCTTTCGAGAACCGCCCGCCGACGCGGCCCGGCCACTCGAACCAGCTCGACCGAAAGGGAAGCCGGGTCAGATTGAGCGCCCGCGCGCGAACGTCGATCGGGCTTTCGCGGACGGCATGCGCCGCAAGGATGACCGCCGGGTCGAGGTCGAAGCGGGCGGCCCGCCGGATCTCGGCCGCGAAGGCATCGATCGCCACCCCGAAGCCGCGCGCCCAGGGAGCGCCCCCCGGCGCCGCCAGCTCATCAGCGAGCATGGCCACCCCCGCGCATATCCTGCGCCATGCGGCCGAGCTGCTCCGCCGTCGCCCTGCCGCCCAGCTCCGCCGCCGCGACGGCCGCAGCGACATGCAGCAACGCCCGCGCTGCCATCCTGGGCGGCAGGCTCTCCGGCGCTGTCGCGCAGAGCGGCCGGGCCGCCTCCGTCGCTTCCATCAGCAGCTCGACCTGCCCGCCCAGCAAGCGCGCGAGGATCGCCCGATAGGCCGGGCTCTCCCTGTCGATCTCCTCCGCCTGGACGGCTCTCCGGCCTAAGCCTCGCCACATCAGCAGCATAGCTCCGCCTCCCTTGCCTTTTGTCTCAGCCGTGGATCGGAATTCTCGGTGGGCTCAGTGCGGCCCGGCGCGGCCCTCCTGAGCAATCGGCGGCAGTGCCATGTCGATTCGCCGCAGGATTTCGATGCGCTCGGCCTGCTGTCCGATCGCTTGCCCGCAGAGCGCGAGATACATCGTCCAGATTACAATCGGCGGCTGCGAGCCCGGCGGGCATAGAAAGAAGGAATCCGATTCGCTTTCTGACTCCGAGCTTATTGCCTCTGCTGAAGCAGGCCCTTGAATCTCCTGAGCCGGCCGCCGCCGCCGCCGGGGCTTGAGGCCGCGCGGGGCGGGCATCAGCAGCTCGTAGGCGCTCGCGGCCTGCTCCCGCCGCATGCGGCCCTTGGCGCCGCCCCCAGGCCACGGGACAAGGCGAAAGCGCCGCTGATGGCGGAGAGCCCCGACAGACTCGAGCTGCCGCAGGCATTCGCGGGCGAGCCATTCGGGAATCGGCTCGGGCTCGGCGATCTCGACGCCGGGCGATGCGAGTCGCTTTTCTCGGATGTCCTTCGCCTGGGCCTGAGTCGCCTTTTCCGCCAGCTCGGCCGCATTGGCGATCAGCTCGCCCGACTCGTGGAGGCTGTCCGAAAGGGCCTTGCCGACGAATCGGCATTCGCCCCGGAGCCAATCTGACCCAATCAACTGCGCGACAGCCCCGTGCCACTGAATCCGCTCGACGCCGCTTAGCGGGCGTCTGGGGGCCGGTCCGTCTGTCGATCCTGCCAGAAAAGGACAGGGATGATAGATATTTAGCGCGTCCATGTTCCACCCTCCAAACGGGTGGCAGCCCCATGAACCCGACGTGACAGCGCAAACATGATTCCGCAACCGCACATACCCCCTTGCGCGATTGCCTCCGCTTGACCAAGATTGGGGCTGACGAGGCGCCCAATCCTGTAGTTTGTTTGCGCTGTGGTCTGCTCTGCTCCGGACGGGAATCCGGGGTGGGGCGGCCACTCTTTCCGTTAAACCGTTCGCATCTCCATTGCGCCCGGCAGCTCCCGCAGCCGAGTCGCGCCAATGCTCCGGCATTTCGTGCCACTTGGCAATGATCCCGCCGGAAGCCCACCCCAGGCACGTCAAACGTTACGTACAAGCCCGCAGCTTGTCCGGGTGTTGATGCTGCCATTACACGCGATGGCGGTCTAGGGGGCGAAGCATACCCGGACACTCGCTGGTCGGTTGCTGGAAATCCGTTTTTTCCGGAAGCAGCCGGACTTTGCAGCGATCCTGCCATGTATTAATGCGCGGTAGTGATAATAACCGCCGCTCAATGCCGGATGGCTCGCGCTGCGTTGACCTGGACTCTTGCCGACCTTTCCAGAAAAACAGACATCAGCGACAGCACAATACTTCGCTTCGAGCGCGGGCAACATGTGCCACGCAACCCGTATCTGCGGGCGATGCGCGCTGCATTCGAGGACGCCGGCATTGTATTTAACCAAGACGGCTCGGTCCGGCCGCCGCCTGGAACTTGGTGAACCAAACCGCTTTTTTGTAGCCTTTTTGGCTACGCCTGCTCCCTGCCATGCCTCCGCCTTTGTGACAACTAAGGGCTGACTCACCATGACTGCGGCGGGGCTCTATCGCCGATGACCCAGGCTCGCGACTCAGCGGACCAGCGGGCCTCGAAATAGGCGTTGGGGCTCCGCCTGAGCGCCCGCAGCACATGCTCCGGCAGCTCCGCCATCGGCACCGTCACGGCATGGGTGCGGCGCTCGTCGTACAGCAGGGCGGGCGGCGGCAGGCGCGCGGACCCGAGCGGCGCCTGCACCTTGATGATTTCCTCGGTCATGGTTCCTCCCTGATGATTTCAGCCCGCCACCCCCGGCGGGCGAAGGCAGCGCGCAGCTCGCCGCGGGACTTCCCCACGGTCCACCGCAGGATCGGCGCCGCGATGACAGCCCGATCGCCCTGCATCAGCAGGCCCGCGACGAAATGCGGCGCCACCACCCGCACGAGCGTCATGGCGCCGCCGCCGCCGGGCCGAAGCTGATTGTCCGCGCCGCGAGGGCCTGAGAGATTTCCGCGTCGAGCGCGGGGAAGCTCTCGCGCAGCCGGTCGCGACCGTGGCGCACCCTGTCCAGTTCCATCAGCAGCCGCAGGGCCTCGCCGTTCTCAGCCTGTTCAATTTTGCGCCGCACGCTTGCCGCGAACCGCTTTGCCTGGGCGGCTGTCTCGGCGTCGCTGTCCGTCGCCTGGGCCGGCGGCGGCGCCGGAGCGGCTGCCGCTGCGGCAGGCTCGGCCGGGGGCTCGCTCGGCCTGGGCGCTGCCTGGGCGGGCGCTGCTGCCGCTGTCGCGGCCGGAGTTGCGCGGCCGGCGGCGGCGCCTTGGCTGTTCGCCCAGGCCCAGAGCCCGGCGCCCGCGCTCTCGCCTATCAGCTCGCCGGGCGGAAACAGCCTTGCGTGCTGGTCCTCCAACTTATGCGGCAGCGAGAGATCCACGCGGCCCGGCCTGTCCGGATGCAGCGTCAGCATCACCGTCAGCTCAAATTTGAGCCGCTTATCGCCGACCGGCACCCAGCCCAGGTAGACCGGTTTTTCGCCATCGGCGCCGGGCTTGGTTTTTTCCTCCGCGCGCAGCACGAAGATTATCGGTATGCGCCGCTGTTGAAATGAATTCATCATCGCCTTGTGGCGGCGCTTGGGCTCTATCCATGAGGCCGACAAGGCCCTGTGGCGCTTTTTCTCGTCCTTGCCGGCCCTCCTGTCCAAGTCAGCGAGTTGCATGTCCAGCACGCCACCTTCGGCGTTCCACTCGCTGCTGAAATTGTCGATTATCAGCACCGCGAAGCCCTGCTTTTTTTCCGCGTCCTCCGCTGCCGCGGCGAATTGCTCCGGCGTGAATGGCGGCGCCAGCTCAGCGCAGCGAAAGCGAAACTTGTCAGCATAGTGCAGCGTCCTTCCTGCTTCGGTATCGAGCACGCCGATTTCGCCCCCGCCGCGCGCGGCAACGATTCCGCTCGCCATGCGGAGGGCCGAGAATGTTTTGCCCGAGCTGCTGCCGCCCGCCAGCGCGACAAAGATCCCGACGCCCTCGCGCCGTGCCTCGCGCCATACCAGCGTCACGACAGAGGGCCGCCACGCTCCCGACCGAACCGCTCCGCGACGGCTTGCACTGCCTCTACGCGGGCGATGCTGGGCCGCCGGCTGACCTGCTCGATTGAGCGGGCGGTTTCCCAACGATGCAGGAACCAGCCCGGAAGTTCCGAATAGACCGTGCGCCGCGGATAGCCTCGCCAGATCCCGGACTCCAGGCTCGTCGCCCAGAGCCTTTCGGCGGTGTCGCATTGCTCCGCGGCCCAGGCCGAGACATCCGGGCTCGGCTCAAAGACGCACATGCCATAGGGCGGATGCGTCTCGCAGACAGGGAAGCGATAAGCCTGGGGGCGCACGCCGCGGACAGCCTCGAGCCCGCGCATGTAGAACTCGGCGCGGAGGCCGTAGGTTTGCCACACATGCTTTTCCCAATCCTCCGGCGCCGCGCTCGCGCTCGTAAACTTCGGGTCGTACACTGGTGCTTCGGCATTATCCGGCAGCCAGTCGGGCCTGATACGGCACCATATGTCATCCACTTGCCAGAGCACTGTCGCCTCCGGCCGCCCGGCCGAGAGCATGTCCGCGGCGTCCTCGTGCTCAGAAAGCTGAGATTGCATCGCATCAATCACCGCGGATAATTTTTCGAGACGCCGCGCCAGCACTGGAATGTTTCCGACTGCGCGCGCATCCCGGCGCGCTTCCTGCGCCGCATTGGTGCGCCAGTCCGGCGCATCGACGATCACGATTCGGTGGTCGCCCGAGCCAAGCAGCAGGCTATGCAGCACCGAGCCGTCGTCTCTTTCGTCGCTGTGGTCATCATCTTTCGAATCAAGATTGAGACGCGGATGCGCATAGCGCGCATGCCTGGCTGATTTTGTCACCAGCAGATTTGCAATGGATGCAGACAGGCTCGGCATCGGCGCCGGATCGGCATGATAGACTTTTGCTGGCACATCGAAATGGATACCGGCGGTCAGGACCATCGGTGTTTCCTCCGGCGCGGCCCGCCCGCGCTGGGCTGACATTTGCGCAAGGCCGGCTGCGCTGCAACCGCCGGAAAAATTTGAATGCAGTACAGCTTAATTCTCGCGATATAGTGGATTGATTTGCCTCAAGTAAAAAAAATTCACACTTAAGTTCCGCCATGAACCGCATGAAATTAGCCGTTGAGATGGCTGCAATTCGCGCTCACCTTCCGCTCTCTCGCGCTGCCATGGGCGGGGGGGAAAAGGTGGGACCTGGATTGAATTGCGACGTGCGCAGCCGACCGCCAATCGAGATCCTACAGTGCGACGAGATTATCGACGCGCTTGGCGGGACCGCATACCTCGCGCGTGTGCTGTTTATTCAACAGAGCGCGGTGACAGCATGGCGACACAACGGCATTCCCGCCGGTCGCTGTCTCGCTCTGGCAGAAATCGCAGCCCGCAAAAAGCTCCCGCACTTCTCCGTCGAAGTGCTGATGCGGTCGCAGCCGCGCTCGGCCTTCGACCCTCTTCCTGGCAGCAAACCCAAAGTCAGGAGAGCGCGCGGTGGCACTGAAACTAGCTGAGCCCAGCACCAACGTTCCAGACGACATAGTACAGAAGCACATGCGCCTGTGCACCGATGCGCGGACCCAGGCCGACGAGGCGGCCGGCGTCTATCGCCGCGCCATCAAGAAAGCGAAGCAGGACGGCGTCAACACCAAGCAGATGATTGCGGCCCTCGCCGCGAAAAAGCATGACGTGGACAAGGTGCGCGGCAATCTCCGCGACTACGTGCGGTATCTGTCTGTGATAAACATGCCGATGCACCAACAAGATTTGTTCGCCGCGGCGCCTGAGCCGGCCGCGCCCATTGTGACCGAGGGCGAGCACGCCGAATGGGAAGCCGCGACGGAGGGCCGCTCCGCCGGCCGGGCCGGAGCTGACCGCGCCATCAATCCGCACCCGCCGGGCTCAGCAACGTTCGCAGCCTGGGACAAGAGTTGGTCAACCGGGCAGGAGTCCATCGCGGCCGAGATGACACCGCAAGCGCGCGGAGGACGCCCCCGCAAGCGGCGCGAAAATGGAGCCCCCGGCCTGCATTCGTGACGGCGGGCCGACCCGGCGCAATCCTCGCCCTGGACCTGAGCTTGACCACGGGATTTGCGCTCGGGCACGCCTGCGACCGTGAGCCGCTATCGGGCGTGTGGTCCCTGCCATCGGGCAACCAGGGCGCAGCCTTTGACGCCCTAGAGCATAACCTTGCTGATGCCATCGAGGTCCATGCGCCGTCGCTGGTTTTCATGGAAGCGCCGCTTGTCGCCATGGTCCAGACATCCGCCCGCCTGTTGCTCGGGCTGGCGGCCCATGTCGAAAGCACTTGCTGGCGCTACAGCGTTCCGTGCCGTGAGGAAACGGTGCAGAAGATTCGCCTTGTCGCAACAGGGCGCGGACATTTCAAAAAAGGCATGGCGAAAGCCCACGTTGCAGAGTGGTGCCGCAACCGTGGGTGGTCGCCTTGTGACGACAACGCCGCGGATGCTCTGGTCGCGTGGCAGTACGCCATCAGCGAGATGACGCGCCGCCGCGCAGTGGCTTAGCGGAACCCCTAAAGACAGGAGACTCCGTGATGGCGATGGAAGGCCCTTTCGGGGGTGGCGCAGTCATTCCCATAGCGCGCGGCCTGGGCCTCGCCGGATGCGTCCAGGCGACGAGCTGGACGCCTCCCGCGGACATGACAGAGCGCGAATGGTGCGCGGCCGGAGAGCATCTCGGCAAAGTCGAGCGCAGCGTAATGTGGTGGCTCGGCGATTGGTGGGCTTTCGGCGAAGCGCGATACGGACAGCGCAAAGCCATCGTCCAGGCGGAGGGTTGGGAAGGGCCGAGCTTTCAAACGTGCATGGATGCGGCCTTTGTTTGTCGCGCGTTCGAAACCTCGCGCCGGCGCGATGTTCTGTCGTTCAAGCATCACCGCGAGGCCGCAGCCCTGCCGGCGCCGGAAGCGGACGCCCTGCTTGATTGGGCCGCGGAGCCTATCGCCAGCGCGGGCAAGCCGCGCAGCTCGCGCGAGCTGCGGGCCGAGGTCGCAAAGCGTCGCAACGCCGCCGCCATTGGCGCGCCGGCCGCCGGGGGCGGGACATGCACGGACATGGACCTGAGCGCCATGGCCGCAGCAGGACGCCGCTTTGGCTGCATCTATGCGGACCCGCCCTGGCTCTATGACAATCAGGGCACGCGGGCCGCGACCGGGAATCATTATGAGGGCCTGACCGTCGCCCAGCTCTGCGAAATGCCGGTGCTCAGCCTCGCGGCCGATGACGCGCACTTGCACCTGTGGACCACAAACGCTTTCCTTTTCGAGTGCCCGCGGATCTTCGCTGCGTGGGGCTTCGAGTTCCGCAGCTCGTTCGTGTGGGTCAAGCCGCAGATGGGTATCGGCAACTACTGGCGGAACAGCCACGAAATCCTGCTGACAGCCATCCGGGGCGACGCCAAGCGGTTCAATGACCACTCCCTTGTATCCTGGCTTGAGTGCGACCGCGGCGCCCATAGCGCGAAGCCTGAGCAGGTTCGGAGCATGCTTGAGCGCGCGAGCCCAGGCCCGAACCTTGAGCTGTTCGGCCGCCTCCCCGCGGACAAGTGGACGGTCTGGGGAAATCAGATTGAACGCAATCTGTTCCAACCGGGCGAGGCCGCATGAACGCCTTTGATGCAGCCTCGAAAGTTGAGGCGCTCGGGCTGGTGGCTCTCGGCCCATGGCTCGACGATCGCGCCTATCAAGGGCGGGTTGTCTACACCGCAAAGGGCGACCTTGCGCGCTTCCTCCAACAGACCGTGGGCGATGTCGTGATGAATGTCGGGCCGCGCGAAGTTGAAACCATCGAACTCAAATTCGAGCTTGTCCACACCGGAAACCTGTTCCTCGAAACGTGGAGCAACCGCAACCTCGAAAGCCGCGCCTCGCACGCCGAGCGCGGGATGAACCCCGGATGGCTGACGAAGATCCGCGCCAGCAAGCTGGTTTATTATTTCATCGGCAGCGATGACCTGTATCTGTCCGACCTGTTCCGGCTCAAGCAATGGGCGTTCGGGCACGGCGATATTGCAGGCAGGCTCAGTGACTTTCGCGAGGTCGCGCAATCGAAATACAACCAGCTTAACGACACACTTGGCCGGCTCGTGCCGGTTGACGTGCTCTGTCGCGAGGCTGGGATGATGCACCTGAAAGGCAAGCAGCTTGCAATGCCGTTTTGAAAGCGCCGCCATGGAAGATTCTCCGCACGACACTCCCGATCCGCTCGACTTCCTGCTGCTTGTTCGCGTGCTCGGCCGCCTGGATTGGAACGTGGCAGAGGCGGCGCGCCTGTCTCCTGAGCGAGACATTGCAGGCGACATCGCCAAGTCTCACGCGGCGGTCGTGCGGCTGACTGATTTCGCCCACGCCTTACAGCGCCGGGCTGCCGGGATATGAAGGCCGCGCGACAGCCCCGCGGGCCTCCGCCGCTGTCGCTCCCGCTGGCGGAGCCGCTGCGCTCGCTCTCCGCGCGGCTCGACGGCGCCGGCAGAATCACTTGCGGCAAGCTCACTCTTTCTGGACCTCACCCTATCGTTGCGCTCTGCCGTCGCCTGCGGCGTGCTGGCGTTCCCGATGTCGCCCTGCGGGTGTCGCATCCTGACCGCTCTCCGGCCGCGCTCGTGCTCAGCATCCACGCGACAGCGGGCTGGTCGAATGCCGCACTCAGCGGAGGCAAGCGACAATGAGCTGGCGCGCGACCATGTGGGTTCAAAGCCTGACGGGGGCGGATGGTGTCAATCTGGGACGCAAAATGGTGCTGTTCGGCCTCGCGAAATATGCCGACAGGGACAACGGAGTCGCGTTCCCGTCGATCGCGCGGCTTGCGGAATTCGCCTGCATCGACCGGCGCTCGGTGCGGCGCATGCTGACCGAGCTTGTCCAGGCGGGCCTTGTCGCGGCCGAGAGCGTGCGCAACGGCGGCCGGAAGCGGACGACGCCCTATCGCCTGCTGATACCGCCCGGCTTCGGCCGCAACGGCAGCGGCGGCCCGCCCGACTCGATAAACGAGGACTCAGAGTCCGCCTTTTCTGAAAACGAGGACTCAGAGTCCGCCTTTTGCGTCGAAAAGGAGGACTCTATGTCCGCGTTCGGTGAGAGAAAGGAGGACTCTATGTCCGCGTTTTCGGCAAAGGAGGACTCAGAGTCCGTCTTTATGCAGGCCGAAACAGCGGAAAGGAGGACTCATTACGGTCAAAAGGAGGACTCTGAGTCCTCCCAACCTGTAATTGAACCTAAGGAAGTAAGTAAGAAAGGGAGCGAGAGTCGCGGGCGGGCGCCCGCGCGCGCGCACACGCGAGATGTATTTTTATCTCGTTTTTCAAATGAAAATTGGGAGTTCACCGACGAGCGCCGAGCGGTCGCGGCGGATCTCGGGCTTGACCCCGACCCGGTGTTTCGGGTTTTCTCGGCATGGCACCGATCGCGACCCGGAGACGCCGGCCTCTCCGCCGACTGGGACGCTTCCTGGCAGCTCTGGTGCCTCCGCGAAGTCGGCCGCAACGAGCGCCGCGACCAAGGCCCCCAGCCTCGAGCGAGGCGCGAGACGCAGGCCGAGGCGCTGCTGCGAATGGCCGACGAGATCGACGCCGAAGCGGCGGCCGAAGCGAAGCGGCCGAAGGTGCTGCAATGAGCACCGACACCGCCTCTGTCGGGATTATCCTCCGCTGGCTGTCCCGGCTCACCGATCTGACTCAGCACCACGCAGGCCAGCAAATCACCAATGATGGGTTGCGCGACATCGCCGAAATGCTCGTGCGCGACCTTCCGAGCGCCGCCTTTACCAGCGACAGCCTGCATATCGTCGCCCAGGCCAGCGAGTGGTTTCCCCGCTACCCCGCTATCCGCCGCCTCGTCGCGGAGCACTGGCAGGCGTCCAAGCCCCGGCAGGCGCCCGGCCCCCGCGCGGCCCGCGGCCTGTCGGTCATGGACGAGCTTTGGGTCAAGTTCTGGCACACCCGGCAGGCCGAGCTGGCAGGAACCCCTGACCCTGGCTGGGATAGCCCCGACCCGCTCATCCGGCGCCGCTCCGCCCGCGGCAATCTGGAGTCGCTCATCCGCCAGCAATCGCCCGCCGCCTGGGCTGTCATTTCCGGCCGCTCAGAGCCCCCGCCGGGCGAGCGGACAGAGGGCGAGGCCGAAGCCGTCAGGGCAGCCGTGGCGGGCCTTGTCGCAAGCCGGCAGGCCATGCCCGGCGCAGCAGCTCCGGCGCCGCGGCTGCCGCGCGACGTGACCGCGAAGGGCGAGCATCTCGACGCGCTGCGCCGCGCGACCCAGCGCACCGATCTGCCGCCGGCCGAGCCGGAGCCCGAGCCGGTCGATGACGCCGCGCCCTTCGCGAGCTTCGCTGAGCTGGTCGCCGGGATCGAGGCGGCCGGCATTGTCCCGCCGGAGGACCCAGAGCCCGATCCGGAGGCCCGGACATGAGCTGGCGCATGTGGTGGCAGGACTGGACCGGGCACATGCTCGGCACCCCGGCGCCGAAGCGGCAGCACGAGGATTATCCGACCGACAGCGAGGCCCGCGCCGCGGCGAACAGCCTCCGCAAGCGACTCGGCGGCGACCTGGTTATCTCGGTGATGCGGACTCCACCGCCGCGCGCGCTGCCAAAGCGAAGAAATGCAGCACAGGTGAAGCACGATCGCGAGAGCCGCAAGCTGACATGACGCCCGCCCAGGTGCGCCTGCACGCCGAATTCGTGCCGTGGGACAGACTACCCGTACCCGGGCTGGTGCCCGCCCTGCGGCGCTGGGTTGCCCTGGGCGTCGCCCCCGGCGGCTTCCTCGACGCGGCCTTGCGCAATGACCTCCGCTGGACGGTCATCAACGCGGACAGCGAGAACCGCCGGTGCATCCTGGCCTGGGTGCTATTCCTGCACCACGAGCTGCCCGCGCCGTGCTGGGGTTCGGCCGAGGCTGTCTCGGCCTGGGCGGCGCATCGCGGCCTTGCTGGGCTCGACGCGGCCCAGCTCGCCCAGGATGCGTCAGGGAGCGTCGCAGCGTCCCGCCTGCGGGCTCTGAGCGCGGATGATGCAGCAGACAACAGGGAGGATTCCAATGGGTGAAATGGCCGACCTAGTGCTCTGCGGGCTGATGTGCGAGAGCTGCGGCGAGTGTTTCGAGGGCGACGCGCCGGGCTATCCGCGGCTCTGCGGCGCCTGCGAGCCGGCCGCGCCTGTCGCGCCGCGCGTGCCGTATCAATCGCGGCGCGCGGCGAAAGCGGCCACGCTCGTCGTGCGCTGCCCCGTTGTAGGCTGCGTCAGGATGTTTGCCACCAAAAGCGCCGCCGACCAGCATTCACGCGACTACCACTGGCGCGGCCGATAGCATGCCGACCGTCTGACAACCGGGTTGTGGCGGTCGTGGGCGGCGTCATTTTTTCAACGGGCCGCCGCCCTCTCGCGCCTCGTGGTCCTGATCGGCACGAGGCGCGAGGCACGAAGCGTCAGGATGCGAGATTGAGCAGGATAGCCGCGGTGACTTGCAGCGGGTCGCTGTCGGCAGGGATGTTCAAAAACCGTTCGTAGTTTTCACCATGCGTCGATGTCGTGGCCGAGAAAACAACGCGCATCCACATTGCCTGTTCGGTGATGACAATCACCGGCACCTCGGGCGGCGCCGGGGGCGGAGGCGGAGGCGGCGCCGGCGGGCAGAACCCGAGCCCCCGCAGCATCGCAACGATAGCGTCGTCGTCGGCATCAAGGGCGATTGACAGCAGCGCGCCAGAGCTGCGCGGATAGCCTGCGGTGATGTCCTCAAAATAAACCATCAGGTCGTTCCCGACCACGTTGCGGGCCGAGATGCTAATCCAGGGATCGGACATGTGGACTCCTATGGGGCTGAATAGCCTTGCGCCGACACATAGACGCTTGCGCCTGCCGTCACGCACGCGAAATTAAGCGCGGTGGCTGCTGTCGTCTTGAGCGGCGAGGGAAAAATGATGTTGGTCATTGAAAAGTTTGCCGGCGCATAGCAGCGCCATATCACCGACGAACCATCCTTGATGACAATCTCGGTTGCGGTGGCATTCGTGTTCGCCACCTGAATCGCGGTCAGGTAGTTCTTGATCCCGGCCGCTCCGGCGGCTTTCAAGATGACGTCAGCCGTTGTGGATGTGACGCCGGCGGCCGGAGTAGACCAGTCGCCTTCCGGGATGCTGTAAGGCTTCGTGATGGGCACGCCGATCAGGGTTCCGATCGCGCGCTGGTGCTGCCCTGTCGTGCCCGCTGCCGGATTGGCGTTGACCCCCATTGCCGAAGTCAAGACGGGGTTCGGCGCGGTGGCGCTGTTGTTGGCCTGCGTGCTCTGGACGTTCGTGCTGGCCGAGATGGCTGATGTGTTGACCATCGACACCGGCACCGCGGCGCTGACATCACCACGTTGCAGCCCGCCGTATATCTCCGCGACAAGCCGTGTGTAATCCATGGCGCGGACATAATGCAGCCGGAAATCTGTCTGCTTGATGACAGTGCCGCTCATGTTGACAATAGTGAAGTCAGCAACAGGGGAAATCAGAGACGTTGCCACTAGTGTCAAGACAGTGGTGGCGGCGTTGCCGACCTTCCAGACGCCTTCGAGCTGCGCGAAGCTGTTGCCCGCCGTGTCATAGAGCCCATGCAAATAGACCGTTTCGCCGATGGCAATGCCGGTCCACGCCACATTGCCGGTGACGGTCAGCATCCCGCCGGCCTGCGAGATGGATTGCACGACCTGACCGAGCGGCGACGGGGCCTGCCCGCCATTGCTCCGGAACACCGTCCCGCCGTGCGCAGTCGCGGTGACAGCAGAGCCCCAAACGACAGTGAATGTCGTGGCATCAATCACCGAGGCGACGACGGTGTCTGCTGCGACATTGGCAAAATTGGTCTGGTCATAGACGCCATAGAGCCGGACATAGTCCGTCACAGACAGCCCGTGCGCCGCGTCTGTCGTCACTGTTGCTGTTGTGGTGCCGGTCTTTGCGACCGTGACAATCCTGGCAACCGGCACGGTGCGCGACCGGCGGTTCCGCGCCCGGATCAGGACGGAGTAACTCAGTTTCTCGTCGGGAAGGTTTACCGTCCGCTTGAACGCGGAACTTGGCGCCGTCGAGACGGTGTCTGACGGGATCGTTTGCAGCGTCAGCGCGTCGAAACCCATTACCATGTCGATCGACGCGGCCGGCATAAACGCGTAGGCGAACGCCGTGTTGAACGCGACAGGAGAGGAAGGAACCGTAGCCGTCGAAAACGATGTGGTCAGCCCAACCGCCGCGGACTTTTGTTCGCTCTCGCCCTTGCCGCGGTTGAAATAGATCGCGTTCGAGGCGGATGTGCCATCCATCAGAACGCCGACCACGTTCCTGTCGCCCGCGCCATAGCCGGTCCGGAGGAACTTCGCTCCGCCGGCCGGCGCCGATGTCACGGACGGCAGAGCGGCGTACGTCGTCGCTGTCGCGGTCCATGTCGTCGCTGTCGGGATTGTCGCCACCAACAGGGAGGCATAATTCAGGCGGCTGTCGGCGCAGCCATAGGTGTCAACGCGATCACCTGGCACAAGCCCGTGCGGTGCCGAGGATGTCGCGGAAAGCGTTGTTGTGGTCTGCGAGATTGTCGTCAGTGTTTGCTCGGCGCTCGCCGCGTCGATGCTGCGGGCGCCGGAGCTGTCCAGGCCGACCAGCTCGACCGTGCAATCCGCGCCTGCAGTCCGCTGCGACAGCGACACCGCGACAGCCACGCGCATCGGCATGTCAAACGTCGCGCGTGCGAGGATGGCTGTCTCGGTGTCGGCGCTCAGGGCGTGCTTGCTGATCTTGAGATAGCTTGCGCCGCCGGCGTTGCCGTCGATCTCGACCAAATCTCCGGCGCCTGTCGAAAGCACGTTCCAGGCTTCCGGGTCCAGAGCAACGAAGCTCTCCCGAAAGCGCGTGGTGGCATTCGACACGATGCCTTCGACCGGCAGCGGTGTGTCACCGACAAGCGAGAGCGTCTGAAACAAGGGAGTCGGATAATCGGTCATGGGCGCGCTCCGCTCAGGTGATGCACAACACGCCGCCGTTCGACCACACCGAGCCCGGCGGCAATCCGGCCGGCGCTGTCGGATAGCTCGCCATCACCGACACCGGCAGGCCCGGCAGCGCCGCCGCCTCGCCGATGCTGTTGACCGTGAGCGAGGTATCGACCGGCATTTGCCGACCGTCCGCGGCCGAGACAAGAAAGCAAAGGGTGCAGACAGATCCGGCCGCTCCGCCGCCGAGCCGGATCGTCGCGGCCTTCGGCGAATAGCTCACGGCAAGCAGCGTCAGGCCCGCAGCGGGCGGCGCAATCGCCACCGACAGCGATGCAATCGAGCTGGCGCCGACCCAGGCGGAGAGGTCGAGAATATAATCGTCGATCTGGGCTGCGGCTTTGTCAGGCCAGAGCATCGGGAGAAAGGCTGCCGCCGAAGGGCGGAACAACAGCGTGGGCATTGGCGCGCCTCGTGGTGCTGCGCGCTTCTATCACGCGCTCCGGCAGGCGGGCACGGAAAAGGCCCGCCGGAGCTGGCGGGCCTCTCGGGCAGGCGGCGGGCGGCGGGCGAGCGGCTCAGCAGGCCCAGCGCCGCCGACATGGCGCAAGCACAACATAGGTGGGCTCGGGCTGCGCCGCGGCGGCGGCAAGCGCGACGAAGCCAACGATTAGGATCGGAAACAGGATTGCCTTCGCGGCATTCTCGGTGCGCTCTTTTGTCGCGGCATGTTCCCAGGCCGGGACCGCATTGCAGGCGGTCGCATTGCCCGCGGCGCAATTGTTCTGCGCCAACTGGAGATTATCAAGCGTCGCCTGGGTGGCGCACCCAGACAGCAACGAAAGGGAGAGCAGGGCCGGCATGAGAAAGCGAGGCATGGCATCATCTCCGCATCCGGCGCCTATCGCCGGGTGGCGACCGCGAAGGCCCGCCAGAGCGGCGGGCCGAAGCGGAGTCACGCCATCAAAACACGATGGTATGACAGAATGGTTAAGCGCGGCGGCGGCGGGCCTGGGCACGGAGCTGGCGGAGCAGCTCAGGCGGGCAGCTTGCCCGAGCTGGCAAAGGCAGCCGCAGCCGCGAAGGCCGCTTCCGCGCTGGCGTACTGTCCGAAGGCATCGGACTCGCCCGATGCGCTCGGGCCGCTGTCGGAAAGGGCATGCCACCCCGGCTCTATGTCCGAATACAGGGCAAGATTGACAGGCGCGCCGATCTTGATTTCCTCGCAATCGGCATCCCAGATGCAGGCGACAAGATCGGCGCCCAGGCGCTTGAAAGCTGCCTCTGCGCTTGCGCCTGGGCAGCCAGATTCGGCCGGGCAGAATTCCCAGCCATGCGAAGCGAAGTACTCGGGAGCGGAGAGCTGAGCCATCAGATTTGACCCGGCGCGAGCTGGCTTCGGCCGGCGCGGAAAATGAATTGAGTCTCGCCGATGCTGGCGGAGGCGGCGGCGGGATTAGAGCGGGCGAAGCTGTCCATCTCGCGATGATCCTGGGCGGCCCTCATAGAGATTCGCTTGTAAGGCCGGCGGGCGATTGTCGCGAGGATAAGGCCGGCTGCATCGCGGATGATGATCGGCTTCATGGGGGAGGCCCTTCGCTTGTCGGGGCCGGCGCCAATCGCCGGCCCTTGCGACCTGAAAGGCCCGCCGCATTGCTGCGCGCGGGCCTGGGCGGGAGCTGGCGGAGCAGCTCAGGCGCGGAAATAGCGGAGGCGGGCGGAGCTGCCATCCTGCTCAGCGCGGATTGCGAAATCAGCGCGCTTGCGAGCATTGGAAAGCTCGGTGCAGCCGCCATTGATTCCGAATTTCTCGGCGACCTCCGGAGCGGAGCAGCCGCGCTTGCGGGAAATCATGGCCAGGATGATAGCGGCCCGGCTTCCCTTGGCGGGGGCGGCGGCTGCTGCCTTGGCGGCACCCTTGGCTGCGCCCTTGGGGGCCTTGGCTGCGGCTGCCTTGGCGGAGGGAGCGGAGGCGGAGGCGGAGGGCTTGCGAGCCATTTGGAAGAGTCCTTGTCCGGGCCGGCGCCAATCGCCGGCCGCGCTCTCTACATAGAATGTTGGTGCGCGATCGCAAAGGAAATCCACCCACGCCGCGCAAACACTTTCGAGATGGCGTTGACGCAACATTTTCGTAAAGGCAGTGTCTACGACTAGACAAAATGCGTGCCACCAATGGCGTTGGTGAGGCGTTTTCTGCTATAGGCGTTCCGGCGGAGGGCGTGCTGCGATTGTCCGACGCCCAGGCCCGACCCTCTGGCGGGCCTTCCTGACGCCTCCGCGGCCCATGTCAGCAACGCATATTTTCCGGTTCCGATTTGAACGCCCCTTCATGCTCATTTCGCCGTCGAGCCATCGTCCCGGCGCATGCTCGCGCGTTCTTGCGCCTGTCTGGGTGGTCGGCCTTTCCATTGCACTCCCGAGAGGCTAAGAAAGAGGCGGCTGCGGCGAATGGCGCCGGGGCCGCCGAGGACTCCATATGCTTTACGATGCGCTCACGCGCTTTTCCGCCGCGAAGCTCGCGGAAATCCACAATTTCCTGTCGCCCGATCGGCATGTCCGCAAATTCGCCGATGCGGCGAAGGGCCGCGCCCGGACAGCAACAGCGATGCAGGCCGCCGGCCTGAGCTGCGCCGAGGCGCTCGCCCAGGCGGCAGCCGCGGGCATCATCCCAGGCCCCGCAGCAGCTCCGGCAGCAGCTCCGGCCGAGCCCGCCGCAGCTCCCGAGCTGCCCGCCCCCGCCATTGTCGCGGCGCTGGCGGAGGCCCCCGCGAAGGCATGGGTGAATCTCGCGGATGGCAGCTCGATTGTCCTGCCGGGCCGCAATCTTGAGCCGCTCCGCAATCTGCCGGAGGGAGTCGAGCCGGAGCGGGCCGCGCGCAAGGCATCCAAGGCAGCGGCGGCGCCGACAAAGGCCGCGCGCAAGGCGGCGGAGGCGGCCGAGGCTCGGGCGCCAACATGGGTTACAGCCCCTTGCGATCCCGCGAGCGAAGGCATCCGCGGCAAGATAGATGCAGCGATTGCGGAGCAGCGCAGCGAGGCGCCGACAAAGGCGGCCCGCAGCGCGGCCGAGCTGGCGCGCATCGCCGAAATCGAGGCGCGCGGATTGCAGCGCGCGCGCGATGCAGCCGCCGGCCGCCCGGCCGCCGATGCGGCAGAGCAGCGGGCCGCCGATCTGGCGGAGCTGATTGCGATGCAGGAAGCAGGCGACAAGGCGACAGCTCCGGCCGCCCGGCGCGCGGCCGAGATGGCAGAGGCGGAGCAGATTGTCAGCGCCGCCCAGGCCCTCGCTGCCGCAAAGCCAAAGGATGCAGAGCGGCTCGCCGCAGCCTTTAACAAGCGGACAGCCGGCCGCCTCGCGCGCCAGCTACAGGAAGCGGAAGCGCGGGCCGCGGAGCAGACAGGCGAGCTTGCGACAATCAAGGCGGCGCGAGCGGCGGAGGCCCAGGCCCGCCCGCCGCTGTCCGCAGCGGAAAAAGGCGCAGCCACCCGCGCCCGCCGGAAGGCGAATGAAGCGGAGAGCAAGCCGGCGGCCCAGGCGGCGCCGAAGGCCCCGGCCCAGGCAAAGGCCCCGGCGCCAGCTCCGAAGGCCGCAGCGCCGCCTGCTGAGCCCGCCCGCATCCCGGCCCGCATCGCGGAGATCCACAAAATGATGCGCCGCAAAAATGGGGTGAACGCGCCGGAGATTGCCGAGCGATTCGGCACAAATGGCGGCTGCACCGATTTCGCCCGCGCCGTCCAGGCTGCCGGGGCGCTCGGGCTTGATGTTGAAATTACAAAAGACAAAGGCCGGCAGCGGGCTTTCATCCGCTGAGCTTCCCTTTGCCAGCCCGGCCGGAGGACTCCGCCATGCCCTGAGCCGCGCCCTGTTCCAGTTCCCCGTGGGGGGTTTCCGGCCTGCATCCCGCGGGCCGGCAAATGGAAAGATTGAGCCCATGTCTGATGAATTGCTGAGAGCCGGCCGCATTCTCGCCGCGCTGCCGCACCCGCTGTCCAAAAGCGAGGTCGTGCCCTTCGCCGAAAAGGTCGCTTATCAGGCCCTCGTCGATGTTGAGCGGCAGCCCGGCGCGATGGTCGAATGCCTCTCCGGCCTGATGCTGAGCGAGCTAAGCCCCCGCGGGGCCTCGCTTGAGCAAATCGAGGAAATCGCCCGGCTCACGCTCGCTGTTGTCCGCAAGCCGCCGGCCCTCTCTATCTCGCAGGCGAAGCATCTCGTGCGCGGGATCTGGCTGGGCGTACTGCTTGCCAAGCGGCCGAAGCTGCCCGCGGTGCGGCTTGTCAAGCCGGAGGGCTCCGGCATGCCCTGAGCCTCTCCGCCCGCTCTCCCGACTCACCCCGCCACGCTGGCGGGGTGTTTCGGTGCCTTCGGCGATTGGCGCCGGGGGCCGAGCGACAAGGCGACAACATGGCGAGCGACTTAGAACAAACGGCGCTCAGCGCAGCAGGCGAGGCAATCTGGGGTATGGAGGCTTTCGATTTCGAGGAATTCCGCGACAAGCTGCGATCGGGCTGCGCCCAGGCGGCCGAGGATGTCTGCACCTATGGCGGAGATTGCGCCGTCATCATTTCCCGGTACGAAAATGAGCCGGAGGCGGCCGATGCTGCCGAACATGCCAGCGAGGCCCAATTCTCGGCCGAGCAATGGGGCGAGGCGCGCGAGGCATGGGCGCGGGCTGTCGCTTATTGCGTGCTGTCCGCGAAGGCGGAGGAAATCGCAGAGCGCGTCAGCGAGCTGGCGGAGCATCTCAGCGAGGCGGCCGAGGGCTTCGGCGCCGATCTGGGCGAGCTGGGCGAGCCTCGAGTCTCGCTTTCCTGCATTCATGGCTGGGCTGTCCATGCGCGCGAGGACTCAGAGGGCGTGCATTTCTGGTATCCGGCCGAGCTTGAGGGCTGCCGGGCGGTCGCGATGGATGTAGGGCCGTTCTGGCTTTCTTATACATGGACAGCAAATACCGAGGCGGGGGCTGCATAAATGGCGTTCTCTCTAAACAAAGCCGAGCGCGCGCGGCATGGCTCGATTGCGGCGGATCTGAGCATCTCGCATCAGGCTGTCGTCGAAGCCCTCGCCGAATGGTCCGCAGCGGTCGAAGCCGCAACAGCGGCTCTCAGGCCGGCGCTTGAGAGCTACAACACGACTCTCGCCGATGCGCGCGAGTTCGCCGAGGATGTCAAATCTCAGGCAGAGCAGGACATTTCGGAGAAATCGGAGAAATGGCAGGAAAGCGAGCGCGGCAAAGCAGCTCAGGAATGGGCCGATCTTTGGGGAGCCTGGGCGCCCGATGATTTCGAGATCGCCGAGCCGGAGGAAATAGAGCCCCCGAGCGAGGATGAAATAGAGGCGTTCGCCGAGCTGCCATCAAAGCCGGGCAGCGACGAATGAGCGAAAAGCCAATCTTTCCGGATTGCGCCTTTCCTTTCGATTGCCAATGCGCGGTGCGCGGATATGGGCAGGAAAGGGAGTCCTGCGCTGTTCCAAATGTCGCAGCGGCAGCCGCCGCTCTGGGCCTCGATCCTGTCGATTTGTTCCATGAACAGGCGCGCAAGGGCGAGCCTGTCCGGACAGGCCCGCGGATTGCCCACGAGGCGCTTATGGGCAGCGTCACGCTCATAGGCAATTTGTTCGGCGATCTCGCTGCCGATCTGCGGGCGGCGCTGCGGGCGGCCGGGGCCTGGGATGGCGGGGTAATCCTGTCGCTGGACGAGCTGCGGCGCATCCATCGGCAGGAGAGCATTGCGGCCGGGCTGCAAGCGGAAGCTGGAGTCGGCTCCGGCTCTGTCACGATGATCCTGCATTATCGCGAGGAACCGCTTGCCAGCGGCGAAAAGAGTCGATGCTGGCTAACGGTCCGCAATCTCCCGAAAGGCGATGCGGTATTCTGGATGGTCGCGACAGGCCGCGCCGACTCTGTCGCTGTCTATTGCGCGACATGGCGCGATGCAGAGGCGTTGCTAAGCCTGCTGCGGGCAGCCGGCGGAGGATCGGCAGGCCCTATCGTCAATCGGCCGACAGCGGCGCCCAGCGATGCCGAGCTGCGCGCGGCGGAGGATTATTGATCTGAGCTAGCGCCCAGCTCGCCCACTCCCAACACCCCCGCCAGCGCAAGCCGGCGGGGGTGCGTCGTCTCTGCCGCATGAAAGGCACGCCATGAACCCCGATGAATTCCGCGAAGCCCTCGCCCGGCTCAATCTGTCGCAGGGCGCGCTTGCCCGCCTGTTCCGACACCTTGGCGACCCGGCGGAGGCGCAGACAATCCGAACCCGCGTCGAGCGTTGGGCCTCCGGCAAAGCCCGCGTGTCGGGCGAAGCCGTGGCCATGCTGGGCCTGTTCCGGTGCTATCCGAACGTGCTCGCCGATCTGCTTGCCGCTCTGGCAAAAACTGCACCGAAAAGAAAGGATGCAGCTCAGGTGAAGTGAAAGCCCGGTTGCGCTTGACTTCGCTCGCCTAAACCGGCCGCCTGTTGCTGAGCCTGCGCGTTTCCCGCCAACCGCCGCGGGCTCAGGCGACAAGGCAGGCCCGGCGCCTACAACACCCCAGGCCGGGCCTGTCTTTCCCGCCGCTGCTGCTCCGCCTGGGCGGGCCGCTGCGGGGCTTTGGGAGGCATGGCTTGCTCATCGAAAATGCGGACATCGGCTCGATCTTTCGCTTTCCGGGCAACCCGCGCAAAAATGCCGCGGCGGTCGCGCCGGTCATCGCGAGCTTGCGGGCCTTCGGGTTCAGGCAGCCCATTGTCGTCGATGCAGAGCGGGTCATCGTTGTTGGCGACACGCGATTCCAGGCGGCCCAGGCGCTCGGGCTCGCTCAGGTGCCCGTGCACGTCGCGCTCGACCTCACGGCGCAGCAAGCCCAGGCTTACCGAATTGCCGACAACAAAACGAATGAGTTCGCTATCTGGGACACCGACTTGCTCGCAATCCAGATCGGCGAGCTGCGCGACGCCGACTTTGACCTTGCTCCTATGGGCTTCACCGATGCGGAGCTGGCAGAGCTGCTTGCGCCGCCGCCCGACCCAGGCTCCGGAGATGCCATCCCGCCGGTGAGCCTCGCCGAGCGTTTCGGGGTTCCGCCGTTCTCAGTGCTCAATGCGCGCGAAGGCTGGTGGCAGGACCGCAAGCGGGCGTGGATTGCGCTCGGTATCAAGTCGGAAATCGGGCGCGACGTGAACCTGCTCCGCATGTCGGCGACCGCGGCCGGCATTACCGATCCGGCAGAGCGGGCGCGGTGGAATGCCACCCAGCGAGAGCAAGGCGCCCGCCGCCGCGGCGTCGCGACATGAGTCCCGATGCGATGCCTCCGCCTGGACCGGAAGCGCCGGGCGGCCCTGCCATGGCGGGCACGAGCATATTCGACCCGACCCTTTGCGAGCTGCTCGTGCGCTGGTTCGCGCCGCCTGGTGGTTTGGTGCTCGACCCGTTCGCCGGCGGCTCTGTCCGCGGGATTGTCTGCGCCCGGCTCGGGCGGCGCTATGTCGGCATTGACCTCTCGGCTTCCCAGGTCGAAGCCAACCGCGCGCAGTGGACGCAGATTGGGGCGAGCGGCGACGCAGGCGAGGCTCCGCAGTGGCTTGTCGGTGACAGCAAGGATCTGTCCGTCCTCGTCGGTGAGGCTGATGCTGACTTCATCCTCACGTGCCCGCCTTATGCCGACCTCGAAATCTATTCGAGCGATCCGCGCGACATCAGCAACATGCAGTTCGACGCCTTCATGGCGGCGCTAACCGACATCATCGCCCAGGCATGCGCGCGGCTGCGTCAGGACCGCTTTGCAGCCATTGTCATCAGCGATGTGCGGGACAAGGCCGGGCTCTACCGGGGCCTGCCATGGCGCACCGTCCAGGCTTTCGAGGCGGCCGGGCTCAGGCTCTACAACGAGGCGGTGCTGGTGACATCAGCGGGCAGCCTCGCGATGCGCGCGGCCGAGGCATTCGTCAAATCTCGCAAGCTCGGGCGCACGCATCAATCGGTGCTCGTGTTCTGCAAGGGCAATCCGACAAAGGCGACCGAGGCAATCGGCCCCGTCGAGTTCGGCGAGCCAACCGACGAGGGCGAAGGCGCGCCCGTCCAGGCAATCGGGGGCGAAGTATGACACCTGACAAGCCGGCCTTGCAGGAATGGCAGCACGGTTACACGCTCGACTCCCTGCGTGCATTCGCTGCGGTGTTCAAGGCGCAGCATAAGTCGCTTTGTTACGGTGCATTCTCGCTCGCGCGCGAGCGCGACATTGCAGCGTCGCTCGCTGTCTCAGGCGCGGTCTGGACAGGCAAGCCGCCGCAAGCCCTCGCCCTTGTCCGCAAGCTCGTGCGCGACAGCACACCCGCCGATTTCTCCGGTCGCCCTATCCGCCTGCGTGCGCCCGGCTTTCTGGTCACCGCGCTTGCAGGCTACAGCGCCGAGCTGGCGGGCAAGGTGCTGGCGTCGGTCATCTCGCGCGCGGGCGGCGCGCCTGTCTACGTCGAGACTTTCGAGGAAGACGCCATCTCCCGCGCCGCAGTCAATGCCTGCGGCCTGCATTATCTCGGGACGAAGGTTCTTGCCTCGTCGGAAATCAAGGGCCTGTATGGGCCGCTGCCTGAGCGCGAGGCCCTGCCCGCGGAGGAACTCGCAACGCTGTCAATCATCGACCGCGACTTTCTCTCCGTCGATGACCTCGCGACAGTGCGGAGCGAGCTTGCCGCGGCAACCGCGAAGTTCGCTCAGCATTACTCGACCTATAACAAGAGGCAGTCATGGACCGCGCTTTCGCTGCGCGGATTCAGCGCCGACCCGCAGGACATCACAAAGCCCGCCGAGATGGCGCAGAGCTGGCAACTTGAGCATCCCGCAGCCATGTCCGCGCCGCTGCAATGGAGTGCTGCCGCGCCGCAATTCGCGGGTACCATCGCGGCCCTTGAACGCCATGGCTGGACGTTTGAGCGGGTCCGTTTCATGGCGCTGCGGCATGGCAACGGCGAGCTGACTCGGCATGCCGACATCACCAACAGGGATGCAGGAGTCGAGCCGGGCAAGCTGCTGCGCTTGCATGTCCCGATCTACAGCCCCGAGTCCTGCCTGTTCCGCGCCTGGGATGCGCGCGGACGCGAGCTGTCCCGCCACCTCCCGCACCGCGCGCTCTGCTACCTCGATCAGCGCAAGCCGCATGCGGTGCTCAACCCCGACCCGCGGCATGACCGCATTCATCTCGTGCTCGATACCGCGAGCTGCACCGACTTGCGCAAGCGGCTGCGTGCCGTCGAGCAAGCGGAGCAGGCGGAGCGGGCGGCGCCCGCGCCAGCGGAGGCGCCGCCCGCCGAGCCAGCGCGGACAGGGCGCGCCCGGCGGGGCGGCGGGGCGGCCGAGCTGGCGCAAGGCGCGGCATGAACGGACAGGGGAACGATGCGTTGGCGCGACATCCCGGCATGCGGACAGCCTTCGGACGCCAACCCGCAGCAGGGCGTCGCAGAGCCCGCCGGGCGGCGCCGGCCTGGGCGTGGCGGCGGCGCAAGGCGCATCGCCTGGGCTGCCATCAGCGCCCACCCTGGACGCCATGCGCGATTGTTTCGACGCCGCCGAGGGGGCGGGGGACCCTGGCGTGCCCAGGGATAATGAGGGGAGCAATCGCCCGTCGTTCCCCTAGCGCCACAGTTTTATTTTGGTTTTCCATTCTATTCAGTGGGTTACGGGCGGCAGCATGAGCGAGGGCGCTTCCGACAAGATTCCGCCGGCTCCGGCCGCGGTGACTTACCCGCTCGGCACGATGGCAAAAGTGCTGCTGATGACTGAGAGAAACCTCAATCTGCTGGTGCAGCGGGGGGTGATTCCAAGGGCCGAACGGGGGCGATATGAGCTGCTGCCCTGCGTCCATGCCTACATCCGGTATATCCGCGACCGCGGCGGCTTGAATGGCGATGCAGGCGCGGGCGGGCGCAGCGACGATGCCAGCTCGCCGAAGGGCCGAATCATCACCGCGCGCGCAAAGCTGGTCGAGACAGAGGCCGCGCTTATGACGCGCGAGGCTTTCCGCGCGCAGCATGTAGTGGCCGCCTGGGTGGGCATTCTCGACGCTGTCCGCACCCGATTGCGCGCAATCCCGTCCGCCGTCGCGCCGCTCTGGGCCTCCGCAATGACCGCGGCCGATGCTCAGGCGGCGGTATCAAGGTCCATCAACGATGTGCTCGGCGAACTCTCCCGAATCCCGGTCTACAACACCGAGGAAGCTTCCGCCGATCCGCCTGAAAGGCCCGGCGGAGCTGGCGCAAGCGGTGAGGACGGCGCTGTCGGCGCTGGCGCCGCCGCCGACCCTGACGGTATCGGAATGGGCTGACCAATACAGGTATCTCTCGCCTGTCGCGAGCGCCGAGCCGGGCAAGTGGAACACCGGCCGGGCGGAATATCAGCGCGAAATCATGGATGCCATTTGCGACCCAGGCGTTGAACGGGTTGTGGGAATGCTGAGCAGTCAGGTCGGGAAAACAGAGGTGTTGCTCAACATCGTTGGCTATTACATCGACCAAGACCCGACATCTATACTCGTTCTTATGCCGACACTTAGTACGGCGGAGAGCTGGTCGCAGGACCGCCTCGCCCCGATGCTGCGTGACACGCCTTGTCTCGCCCGCTCGGTCAATGACCCGCGCTCGCGATTCAGCGGGAACACCATGCTGCATAAGAGCTTCGCGGATGGCCGCGGACAAATCTCATTGGCAGGCGCCAACTCCGCCGCAAGCCTCGCCATGAAGCCGATTCGGCTGCTGCTCTGCGACGAGGTGGACCGCTATCCGCCATCGGCCGGCACCGAGGGCGCGCCCATATCGCTAGCGACCAAGCGGACATCCACATTTTGGAACCGCAAGATTGTTGAGGTCAGCTCGCCGACGAATGCTGGCACAAGCCGCATCGCCGAGAGCTACGAAGAGTCCGACCAGCGCAAGCATTGGGTGCCATGCCACGACTGCGGCGAGTTCCAAGTGCTGATGTTCCCCCAAGTTCGTTGGGATGACAGCCTTTCGAGCGTCGCGGAGAAAGCCAAGACCGCGCGCTATCACTGCATCGCTTGCGATGCGCCATGGACCGACCAGCAGCGCATGGCCGCGGTGTCGAAAGGCGAATGGCGGGCGGAAAAAGAATTCCACGGCACCGCAGGTTTCTGGCTTAACGAGCTGTCGTCGCCCTGGCGCTCGGCCGCCCAGACAGTGGCTGACTTCCTGAATTCCAAGGGCGACCCGGACCGGCTGCGCGCCTTCATAAACACTGCGCTCGCGGAACTATGGCAGGTAGAGGGCGAGGTTCCGGATTGGGAACGGCTCGTCGAGCGGCGCGAGGGCTTCCCCATGGGAGTGGTTCCGCATGGCGCGCTCGTGCTGACATGCGGGATCGACAATCAGGACAACAGACTCGAGGCTTATGTCTGGGCCTGGGGGCCGGGCCTGCAATCTTGGCTGATAGACCATCGCGTGATTGTCGGCAGCCCTTCGGCCGCCGAGACATGGGACGAGCTGGCCGAGTTCCTCTCGACCGAATACCCGCACGCCGATGGCGGGCCGCCGCTTCGCATCCATCAGATCGGCATGGACGTGATGGGGCACCACACCGCGACAATCTACGGGCACATCCGGCGGCTGCATGACCCGCGCTTGCTCGGGCTTCGCGGCGTCGATGGTCGCAACAGGCCCGCGCCTGTCACCGGACCGAGCCTCGTCGATATGTCGTTCAATGGGCAGCGGCTCAAAGGCGGTATGAAACTGTGGACCGTCTCGGTGTCGGTATTCAAGAGCGACCTTTATTCAAGGCTCTGGCTGACAAGGGGCGATGGCACTGGATTTCCAGACGGTTGGGTGCATTTGTCGGAGTCGCTTGAGAGCGAGCCCATTAAGCAGCTCGTCGGCGAGAAACTAGTGAAGATCAAGACGGGGAAAGGCTTCAGCAGAAGTGAATGGCAGAAATTGCGAGAAAGGAACGAAGCTCTGGACTGCGCTGTCTATGCGCGCGCCGCTCTGTCGGTGCTCGGCGTCGATCGCAAGGGGGCGCGCTTTTGGCATTCGTTCCGTCGCGACGTGGCGGGATTGCTCGACGGCGACCCGCTGGCAGCTCTCGCGCCTGCTGCTGAAATTGCCGCGGCAGCACTCGAAACACCGCAGCGCCCGGCCCGCAGAGTCGGTCGTTCCAACTATCTCACACGGCTAGGGCGTTAAGCATGGCTTTCACTTTAGAGCAACTTGAAGCGTTGAAGGCCAGCATTGCAGCCGCGGGGAACGCCGCTGATGTCTCCTATTCAGACGGTGCGCGCGTGCGCTATCTCTCCCCCGTGGAAGCATCACGTTTGCTCGACCTCATGACAGCCGATGTCCGCTCGGCAGCATCGGCAGCAGCCGACCCGACCGCTCGACCCATCCGCGCCTTTCGCGCTCAGCTCCGCTCGGGCTACTGATGCAGGCAGACAAACCCCGCGTCCGTGTCCGCGCCGGCTCCGCGCCGCTGAGCATGTCGGGCAGCTCCGCCGGCGGCGCTATCAGCTCGCCGCTCGGCGCACCCAGCACGCTCCCGCTGACGCCTCCGCACTATGCCGCAAGCGTCGGCCGCCGCCTTTCGAGCTGGCGGCCGACGAGCATCGGCCCCAACAGCATCGTGGCGACAAGCGGGCCGGAGCTGCTGCGGCGCTCGCGCGACCTGCGGCGGAACAACCCCCACGCGGCCCGCGCCATGAGCCTGCTTGGCACCCATATTGTCGGCATGGGCATTAAGCCTCGCCCGCTCTGCCGCAATGTCCGCATGCGCGAGGCCCTCACCGAGCTTTGGGCGGATTGGGCCGGCGTCGCCGATGCTGACTCCGTGCTCGATTTCTATGGCCTGCAATCTCTTGCCGTGTCCGAAATGATAGAGGCGGGCGAGAGCTTTGCCCGCCTCCGGCCGCGCCGGCTGTCTGACGGGCTGCCGGTGCCCTTGCAGATCCAGCTCATCCCGGCAGAGCAGCTCCCGCTGGACTACAACCAGACAGCAGGCGGAACGATTGTCACCCAGGCGATAGAGCGAAATCCGATAGGTGCGCGCATCGCTTTTTGGGTTTACCCCGAGCATCCGGGCGACCGGACCTTTGGCCTGCAATCGCTCGCTGGTCTGACGCCGACGCGGGTTTCCGCCGCCGATGTCACACACCTGTTCGACGCAGGGCGCATCGGACAGCAGCGCGGCTTGCCCTGGCTCGCGCCCAGCATGACCAACCTGCATCAGCTCGGGCTGTATCTCGACGCCGAGCTGCTTCGGAAAGAGCTGTCCGCGTCAATCGTGGGCTATGTCCGCAAAGCACTCGCCGAGGACGCCATGCCCGCCAATCTTGAAGCGGCTTTCGGCACGGTCGATGCGGGCGAAGATGGCGGCCCGGTCAGCGTCACCCAGGAACCGGGAACGATGCAATATCTCGACCCTGGGGAGGAAGTGACGTTCAACAATCCTCCTGATACCGGCAACAACTTTGACGCCTTCATGACCGCGGAATTCCGCGCCATCGCGGCCGGCGCCGGCCTGCTCTATGAAGACCTGTCGGGCGACTGGCGGTCGATGAACGACCGGACATATCGTGCCGCTTTCAACACGTTCAAGCGGCAGGTGCGGCAATGGCAGTGGAACCTCGTCTGCCAGCAATTCAACATCCCGATATGGAATCGGTTCGTGGATTTCGCTGTTGCCAGCGGGGCCTTGTCGCAGCCGAAATCGGTCGATGACGCGGATCTCCGCCGTGTCGAATGGCGGCCGGAACGGTGGGACTATATTCAGCCGGTGCAGGATCTTGAGGCGACCTCGCTCGCAATCGGGCTCGGCCTGACCTCGCGTTCGGCGGAGATTGCAGAGCGGGGCGACGACGCGGAGGTTGTTGACGCTCAGATTGCCGCTGACCGCGAGCGGGAAAAAACGCTCGACCTCGAATTCCCGGCCGGCACCGCGAAGGCCCTCGCGCAGCCGCCGCCGCCGGAGCCGGAAGCCCCCGAGCCCGACAGCCGCGGCGGCCCGGCGCAGCAGCCGCAGCAGGCCGCAGCATGACCCGCCGCATGCACCCGCTGTTCACCGCCCGTTTGCTCGGGCAGCCGCACTTGATTGCACCAGCCGCCGGCCGCGCGGTGCTCGACGTGCTGATGCCTGGTGCCCGCCTGGACGGCGCACCTGCATGCTTCGACGACGGGCCGCTGCCGCTGCCTGATGCCCGCAGCTTCATGATGGTGGGCGGCGTTGCTGTCGTGCCTGTCATCGGCGAACTGGTGCACCGCGGCGGGTCGATGGACGCGGCGAGCGGAGTCACGAGCTATCAGGCCCTCGCAGACATGATCAGCGCGGCCCTCGAAAACCCGGCGGTAGAGGCGCTCTGTCTGGACATTGACAGCTATGGGGGCGAGGGGCCGGGCTGCCTTGACTTCGCGCTCTGGCTCGGCAGCAAGCGCGGCAGGAAACCGATTTGCGCCAGCATCAACCAAGCAGCTTGCAGCGCCGCCTACGCCATTGCATCGGGCGCCGACCAAATCTGCATCGGCGAGGACGGCACGGCAGGGAGCATCGGTGTCGTCGCCTATCACGCCGACCTGTCGGCAGCGATGGCGAGCGATGGCATCGCGGTGGAATTCGTTTTCGCAGGCGCCCGCAAGATTGACGGCAATCAGACCCAGCCGCTGTCCGACCCGGCCCGAGCTGCTCTGCAAGCGCGGGTCGATGCGATGTATGCGCGATTCTGCGCGGTCGTGGCTGCCAACCGCGGCATGTCGGCGGAGGCTGTCGCAGCGACGGAGGCGGCTTGCTTCCGGGGCCGGGACGCTATCGCGGCCGGGCTCGCCGATGCCTGCACCACAATGGAGGATTGCGTAATGCAGCTCAACTCGCGCGCCGCCGCGCCGGGCTCGAGGATGCGTGCCAGCGCCGCGACGCTGAGCGCCGGCCCGACAGGGCGGGACTTGCCGCCCGCGCCGCAGGCGACGCCCAGCGACGGAGCTGGGCCGCCGCAGACAGATCCCGAGCTGCCGCCGCCCGCGGCAGAGCCGGAACAGCCACCGCCCGGCCTGCCGCCGCCCGGCCTGCCGCCGGTGGTCGAACCGCCGCCGCCTGATGCTCAGCGGGCCGCGCCGGAGGCCCTCGCCGATGCTTGCGCCGCCGCCGGCCTGCCGGAGCTGATTGCGCCGCTGCTGCGCGAGCGAGCCAGCATGCCCGCGGTGCAGCAGCGCATCACCGACGCCGGGACAATCATCCAAGCGGCTCGCCAGAGCGGTCAGCCCGGCATGGGCCGCCCGCTGATCCTGGCAGGGATTTCACCAGAGGCGGCGCGGGAAATCCTGTTCGCCGCGCGCGCGGAGGGCGCGGACGCCTCGCGCATCAACACCGCGCGGCCGGGCGACAACCAAGCCCGCTCCGCACCGGACGTTTCGAGCATCTATCAAACATATAACAACCGCACGCGGAGGGGCTGAGCAATGGCGACCCAGGTAATCACCGAGCCATTCCGCATTGCGGAATTCCTCGTCAGCGAGGCTGGCGGCTACCAGAGCCGCGAGGTCGCAATCATCCAAGGCGGCGTCTACACCCCACCCGGGACCGTGCTGGGGCGGATCACCGCGACATCCGTGCTCGTGCCTGTCGCGCCTGCCGCGGCGGATGGCTCGCAAACCGCCTTCGGCGTGCTCTATCAGGGCGTGGCAGCAACCGAGCTGGCAGTGCAGCGGACCTATATCGCGCGCTCCGCGGAGGTCAACGGCAACGTCATCGTGTGGCCTGCCGCCATCACCGCGCCGCAGAAAACCGCAGCCATCGCGCAGCTCGCCACGCTCGGCATTCTCGTGCGGACGTAGGGAAAACACCAATGGTTGACAGCATCCTTGACGTTTTTGCGGGCGACGCGTTCACGAATATTTCGCTCACGTCGTTTGTGAATCGCACCCCGCCCTATATGCCGGGCTTCCTGTCGGGCCTGCCGGGGCTGTTCACAGGCGAGGGCATTTTCACCTTAGATGTTGCCTTTGACGAAATCGGCGGCGCTCTGCGGCTGCTCAGCACGACCGCCCGCGGCGGGCCGCCATCCCAGGCGGCGCACACGAAAGGTGCTGTCAGGCCCTTGCGGGCGAAGCACCTTGCCCGCGAAACCGAAATCAACGCGGACGAGGTTTTCGGAACGCGCTTGCTGGGCTCGCTCACCGCAGCGACCGCGGAAACGCTGCTTGCTCAGCGCATTGAAGGCGCAACCGGACTCAAGGCAGAAATGGCCTTGACGATGGAGCACTTCTACATGGGCGCCATCGACGGCGTTGTTTATGACGGTGACAATTCGACCGTGCTCTGGGATTACTTCGCATGGTTCGGAGTCGTCCGCCCAACAGCGGTGGCAATCGCCTTTTCGACCGAGCCCGCGACCAGCTCAACGATTGTCTATCAGGCTGCGACGACGCTTCGCCGCACCATGACGCTCGCGCTCAACGGAATGGCGCTCGGCGCCGCAAAGCCTGTCGTGCTCTGCGGAGACACGTTTTTCGACAAGCTCGTGATGTCGAAAGAGATTGCCGCAGCGCGCGCCGCGGGCGCTTTCAGCTCGCCGAACGCACTCAGCATCATTGCGCCCGATCTGGTCTACGCGAGCTTCACCTATGGCGGCGTGACATGGGTGAACTACCGCGGCAGCGACGACTCGGTTGTCTCCGTGCCGACCGGCGAAGGTCGCGCGTTCATGTTGGGCGTGCCTGGGCTGTTCCAAACCTACTTTGCGCCAGCCGACACATTCGAAACGATTTCGAATGTCGGGTTGCCCTATTTCATGCTGCAACGGCCGGAGCGGCAGACATCCTCGCGCCGGGTGTTCGAAATCCAGAGCAATCCGCTCGTCGCTGTGCTGCGTCCGCGCTCGCTGATAAGGCTTACAGCCACCTGATGGACGCCTTTGCCGCAGCCATGGCGAAGCTGTTCAACGACAGCAATCTGAGCGTGGCGGCGGTCTATACGCCGGCCGGCGGCGGCGCTTCGATTCCGCTGCGTGTCATCCTCGCCCAGCCTGGGCGGGATCTGCCGGGCATGGGCGCGCTGACCGCATCGGCGGCCGAGCTGACCGCGGACATCCTCACCGCCGACGTGCCCGACAGGCCCAAGCGCGGCGCCTTGCTCGAAACCGCCCAGGCGAGCTACCGAGTTGGCGAAGCTCGCGCGGATGGCCGCGGCCTTCGCTGGCGCATGGTGCTGTCCAATGTCTGACGCCATCGCATCGCGCGAGCGCGTCATGCGGGCCTTGCTGGCGCAGCTCTCGGCCGCCCTCGCCCCGGCCGGCGTCGAGCGCAACAGGCGCACCGATGCGACGCCGGAGGACGCCCCCCTGCTTGTGATATGGGACGGGCCGCACTCGGCTGATGCGACCGACGCTTGCGGCGAAGTCGCTTACGACATGGAGGTCACTTGCGATGGAACCGTAACAGCCGTCAGCGATGCAGACCTGGGCTCGGCGCTTTCGGACCTCTATGCGCGGACAATCGAGGCGCTTGCAGCCGATCGCAGCCTCGGCGGAACCGCTGCCGATACCATCGAAACCTCGTTCGATGTCCGCGTTGCGACAGTCAATGAAAGCTCAGAACCGCTCGCTTTTTTCGCGCTGCTGCTCTCGGTGACTTTCCGCACCCCGATCGACGATCCATACGGTTAACAAAGGAACGCACCAATGGCTGTCGGAAACATTATCCGCAAAAGAAATTGCATCATTGCGGTGAAGCAGGAAACAACCTCCGGCGTCGATGCCTGGGCCGGCGGGCAGGCTGTCCCGGCAACCGATTGCATGCGCGCTGATGTCTCAATCCAGACGACTCAGCAGCAGGCGCAAAATACCGAGATGACCGGCTCGCTCGACGACGCGCCGCCGATTGCGGCCGGAACGAAAGGCGTCATCACCCTGACCCTGATGCTGCGCGGCTCCGGCACTCCCGCCACGCCCCCGAAGTTCGGCCTGCTGATGCCGCTCTGCGGATACATCCAGACAATCCAGGCTTCCGCCATCGCGGCGACCGCGGCGACCGCGGCGACCGCATCGTCGGTGACGCTCGGCGCACCTTATGTCGCGACGCCGCAGCTCTACCGCGGCCTTCCCGCGCTGCTCACCGGCAATCCGACAGCCGGCGCGGTGACATTCATCCATGACCAGCCTTCGCTTGTCGCGAACCTCGCAACGACGTTCGCGCCTATCCTTTCGACCGCCACCTTGGTCAACATCCCTCCGAACGTGCTTTATTCGCCTAGCTCTGACCCGACGCTGGCTTTCACTGGCTCAGTGCTCGCCTATATCGACGGGCTGGCCTTCCGATTCACCGGCTGCGCCGGGACATGGACCGTCGATCTCGCGACAGCCGGCGCGGGCACCCTGAAATTCACGCTTACCGGAACATTCGTCGATGCAGAGGCCGCAGCCATGCCGGTCAATCCGACCGTCGATACCGGGCAGCCGCCCATCTTGATTAACAACGTCGCCCGCCTGGGCGGCTCGCTTGTCCGCATCAGCAAGGCGACGCTCGACGCCGGCCTGACCGTCGAGCAACCCGACAACCCGGAGGCCGTGCAAGGCTTTGACCCGTCCGTCATAACAAAGCGCAACTCCACCGGCAGCATCGACCCGCTCATGTCGGTAACAGACACCGTTGCGCGCATGAATAATTTTATGAACGGGACGATGGCGCCTTTCGCCATTGGCATCGGCAAGACGGCGGGCAATCGCTTCGGCATTGTCGGGCCGCAGGCAATGATTACCGCGCTCTCTCCGGCCGACCGCAACAACGTCATGTCGGAAAGCATCAGCTTCGACCTGACAGGCTCGAACTCAAGCCTGTATCTCGTGCAATTCTAGGGAGTCACGATGCCCGCAGTCATATCAAGGCAGAATCCCGACCGCTTCACCCCGGCGGCGCGGCAGGACGAGGACCGGCCGCCGGTCTACCTCATTGCGCCGCTGAGCTGGCGCGAAAAGGCCGAGTGGCAAAGCGACCTCGTGCTGGCAGGCGCCTCGCGCTGGCCTTCGGACCTCGCTGTCATCGACGCCGTGCGCTTGGCCGTGCTCGATGTGCAGCCGGACAACGAGGCCGAGCTGCTTTCGGCGATCGACGAATTCCGCGACGCGGTTGTCGCCCAGGAAGCCGGAGCCGGGCAGGTGCCCGTCGCGCTGCGCGAAGCCTACGGAGCGGTAGAGGCGCGGCTGCGCGGCCATCCCGGCGTTGCCCTGTTGCTGTCCGAACGCATCATGTTCGCCTTGCTGGCGCCACCGCTCTGCGCCGCCCGCGCCCTTGTCGGCTGGGAAAATGTGCCACTCACATTCGAGCGCCGCGGAGGCAAGGTTCCTGACGCCCTGATAGGGTGCATTCCGGCCGATGACCTGACCGCGATCGGCGGCCGGGCGCTCGCCCTGATGCGCGTCAGCGACGAGGAAAAAAAAGCCTCCGACTCGCCCTCGCTGTCTCCCGACGACCCCAAGATTTCGCCTTTACACCCGATCCCGGAGAAACATGGACCGTCCTCGGAACGGAATACACGCAGAACCCGCGCGAACTGATTGCCGACGACCTCTGGTTGGTCATCGGAACGTGGTCAGGCTGCCGCGGGGAAATGGGCCTGCTGCACCTTCCGGACCCAGGCGGATATAACGACCAACCCGCCTGGACACTGGAAGCTTTTGAGATCCTCGCGCGCGCGGAGGCTGAGCTGAGCAAGAAGGACGCCGATAAGTGAGAGTCATCGCGCAGCTCGACGGCGACGTTCGGGCGCTTGTCGAGCGGCAGGAGAACGACGTTGCAGACGCTGTCCGCGCGGGCGTCCTCCGCGCTTCGACCCGGCTGCAAGCCGACCTTCGCGGACAGACCGCGGGGGCCGGGCTCGGGCAAGGGCTCAGCAAGGCGTGGCGGCTGCAAATGTACCCGACCGGGCGCAGCCTCAAGCCGGCCGGGCTTGTCTATTCAAAAGCGCCGCTGCTGCATCGCGCTTTCAGCGACGGCGCGGTCATCAGCTCCCGCGGCAGCCGCTTCCTCGCGATCCCCACCGCCGAAGCCATCGCCATGGGATTCGGCGATAGCACGCGCAGCCGCAAGGGCGGGACCGTGCCCGGCGGGCAGCTCCGCCGCGGCGCCCAGGTCCGCGCCGCCGAAAACCGCCTGGGTCGCGAAAACATATCGGTTGTGAAGCTGTCGGGCGGCCGGCGGCTCATTCTCTATACCGTGCCCTCCGGCCGCTCCCGCTATCTCACATATCAAGGGCGCAAGGGGCGTTCCCTGGG